CAGTACTTTGGGTCAAGTTCTGTGCCGTAACATCTTCTTTTGAGTTGATGTGCTGCTACCATTGTTGAACCTGAACCTAAAAATCCGTCTGCTACCAATTCTCCTATTTTAGACGAGTTCTCAATCAATGGTGCTAATAGTTTGATTGGCTTCATTGTAGGATGAACATCATTTTTAGAAGGCTTATCGCAATGTATTATTGTTGTCTTTTGTTTGTCTGATGTCATCTCCTTAACTAAGTCAAGCAATTCTTTTTTACTTAGTTTTCTGTAATCTGCAATATCTTCAATAATAGTTGTTTTGGTTCTATCGTCTGTGAAGTAATGTGCTGCTCCTTCTTTCCAACCATAAAGGCAAGGCTCGTGTTTCCAGTGATAATCTTGTCTACCCATTACCAATGCGTTCTTAACCCATATTAAGCATTGCTTTAATAATAATCCTGAGTCCTTAAATGCTTGTCTAAAATTTGCTCCTTCGCTATCTGCATGCCATACATACCAAGCACCACCTGGTTTTGTATAACTTCCTAATGCAGTATAGAAATCATATAAAAATTGATAAAAGGAGTCATTTGTCATTTGGTCATTCATAATCTTTAAACCTGTACCGCCTTCATAGTTTACATTGTAAGGTGGGTCAGTCATAACCATATCGCATAATTGTTTATCAAACAATCTTTGCCAAGTATCTGTTTCTGTTGAACTTCCGCATAGTAATTTATGTTGTCCGATTTCGAATAAATCTCCTGGAACTATATCTGTTTCAATGCCACCTTCTGGGACATCAAAGTCATCCTCTTCAACTTCTGGTATTGTTTCCTCGTTAACAAATCCTGGAATATCTAAACCCCATTCTGTTAACTCATCTACATCCCAATTGTTAGCTAGGTCATCCCAATCCCATTCTCCATATCCTACATTGTCTTTAACTATAAACTCTTTTTGCTGCTGCTCGGTTAGTTCACTTGCCTTAATGATTGGTATCTCTTTAAGTCCGGCTTCCTTACAAGCCTTTAATCTCATATTGCCACCAAGTACAACCATATCATCATTTACTACAATAGGTCTAAGGTTTAGCATTTGCGGGAACTCGTTAATTGATTTTACGAGCTTTGCAAACTTATCGTCCTTAATTATTCTGGGATTATTTGGGTTTGCTTTTACTGTGTTGATTGGTACGTTTTGTATCATAGTATTCCGTTGATTATATCGTTTGCTTCGTCTATTGCGTCTTCTTGGTCTAAGTAAGTGTCTACGTCTGCTATGTGCTTATTGATTAAAGTTTCTGCCATAGCATAGGTGTAATTGCCTATGGTTGTCATATCGTCTCCATTCATACCTGTTTTGCATACTGCAACGAAGTAAGCCTTATGTGTTAGGAGCAGCCATATAGCAGTTAGCTTTCTCATCTGCCTTGACCTCTATATGCTTTTTCTCTGGGCGTGTGCTTGTTAAAGGACTTCTTTGCAGAGCCTCTTTTCCTTTTCCCAAAGCTAATTTTGTTCTTGTTCTCGCTACCTTTTGCCATTTGGTATGTTTTTTAAATGTATCTCAAATATTTCCTCAGCAGTCCACCTATTTTTAAAATCATAGTCGTAATGGCATTCTCTACACATAGCACATAAATTAGTTATATGGTCTTGCAGTTGTTTTCTTTTACTGCCAAATTTAGACCTTGCAACTATGTGCGCTATATCTACCGCAACCTTGCCACACACTTCACAAAGAATGGTATCTGACGAATCAAACCCCATTCCTTGTAAATAGTTTAAAGTGTGTCTCTGCATAGTTTCCCCATTAAATTTTCCGTTGATTAATAATTAATTGATTAAAAAATTTTACTATGCAAATTATTTATTGTCTATCTCTTTTAGTTTGTTAATAGCCCACTCAATCCCACTCGTACCGCCCCATGCGTCAAACATTAAGCCACCACAACCTTCGCTATATGGAACATCTTTATGCTGCTGATGTCTTTTAAAGGAAGCCATACGAGCAATAGTGTCTCTGCTAATCGGCTCTCTGTTTGCTAACTGCCTTGCTCTTGCTTTGCCGGTTGCTTCTCCACATGAACCCCACCCGTGTTTCTCTACCCACTCCAAAGCCCTCTTTGCGTTGTTAGTTGCTGATTCCGGGTAATCGGTATAGCTATCTGCGAACTTGCCACCTGCAAGGATAGCCTTCCAAACCTTGTTAGCCTTCTCTTCGGTATCGTAAACACAACCGCCTGAGCCTATTCTATATTTGCCGTTAGAGCATTTAATTACTGGCATAGTTTACTATAAATATACTTTCTGTCTAAATTTATCTCCCCAAAGTTATAGTTCTTTTTGCAGAACTCAAATAGTTTATTTCCGCTTTCCTTTCGCATCTGCTCATCATTAACTAAATCTTTGATATGCTTATACCAATCCTTTTGGCTTTTAACGTAATGCACCGGCATATCTAAGTAAGGATTGACATAACTAACAACGGCAGGGTTCTTTTTGGCAGCCGTTTCTAATACTTTTAAATTTGACTTCATAGCGTTAAACTTGTTATCTACCAGAGGTATGATTGAAATGTCGCTATCTGTATAAGCTCCCATGTATTCTGTAACCTTTGCATAGTTGTAAATAGTAGGGTTAAGTTTTAGGCCACAAGTAAACGCATCTATCATTTTATCCCACACCGGCTTCTCGCCATCGTTGTACCCGGCTATTACAGTTCTTATATTCATACCTTGCAACCTTTTAAAAGGCTGCCTAAGTATATCTATATCTCTTTCGTGTGTTCCGCTGCCTGACCAGAATAACCGAACCTTGTCGCTATCTAGCTTCTCGTCTCTAAATTGCTCGTCTCCATAAGGTAAAGCGTTCGGTAAGATGTGAACGTTTTTACTGTATGTGCTTATCTCTGCTGCTAGTCTTTCGTGGGTGCAGGTGCAAAGGTCTGCAACTTCTAAATAATCAGTAATCAGTTTAGGTATGTTATTGAGCTTGTATCTTGAATACAATAAATGGCTTTCGCTAAGTTCCCAGTAATCGTCATTATCGACTACTAACTTAAAGCCGTACTTAGTGCGCCAAGTGTCCATTTGCTTTGCATCTATCTCGTTGAGCATTCTATTCATTAACACTATATCCCAACCCTGCTCTAATAACTCATCATTTAGTACATCGGTAATAAGCGCGTACTCTTTTTCCATATGTACTATTGGCATCATTATTCTGTGGAAGCCTACACCTGAGTTAGCAGAAGTTATACAAAGTATTCGCATCTTATATTCTTTTGGTTGTGATAGATGTCTTGGTATTTATCCCACACGCTTTGCGCCCTTGCCAAGCTCTCGTCTTTCATTCGTCTGTAATCTGTTCCGTTTCCTACATCATGTCCGATGTGTTCTGACCTCATATCTGGCAGGTAGTAATTTGTAAAGCCTGTAATAGTTGCTCGTTCTCCGTAATCTCTATCCTGCATTCCATAGGGGTCATACTCTTCGTTGTAACCGCCTACCGCATCTATAAGCTCACGAGTGATAAAGTTATCGCCAAAAGGTGTATGCGTTTTATGAACTCCGTCTACTATTGGTGGCAGCTCTTCTACACAATGTATTCCAATAATGCCAGTTTTTGACACACGTTGAGAAAACATAACCCATTTTGACAACCAATTCTCAGGTAATAAAATGTCATTGGCTAATAAACAAACCGCATCATAGTTTTGAGTTATCCTAAGACCTGCATTTACTCCGGCTGCTATGCCTCGCTTTTCTTTTGATAAGTCATACCCGGCAAACGGGTAGTTAAAGTTCTCGTGCGTGTCGCTGCCGTTATCTATTAAAAAGCAGTCTGCGTTGTAACCTGAGTTGTAAAAGTTCTGGTTAATTACACGCTGCGTTAAATCGTGTCTATTTTGTGTAAGTAATAAAATAGCTACTTTCATTATCTTATGTTTGAGCCGATTTCCCTTGCCGGAACTCCTGCGTATTTAGTATTTGCTTTTGCTTCGCCTTTTAAGAAGGCACTTGCTCCTATCATACAATTTGCGCCAACGTGTGCAAACTGATGCAGAACTGCGTTAAGTCCTATATTGCTTCCTTCTTCAATAATCGAGTGTCCTCCTATTTTTGCTCCGCAGCTTATAGTTACGTTATCTAAAATATTACAATCGTGTCCGATGTGTGCGTGTTTCATTATGAAACAATTATTGCCGATAAAGGTGTCTATCTCGGTTCCTGCATCTATTGTTACAAGTCCTGTAATAACATTGTTATCGCCAATGTAAACTTTGCCTTTTTCTTTTTGCCAGAACTTCTTATGCTCGGCTTTGTCTCCGATTATACAATAAGCTCCGATGTAGTTGCCATCTCCAATAATTACGTTATCGCCTATAATAGCGGTAGGGTGGATAAAGTTAGCCATTCTTTTTATTTTTAGGTTTTGGTTGTTCTTCGTACCAAGTGTATAAGCGTTTAATCATATCGAATATACAATTACCGCACCATACTGTTAAGATAAAATCTGCACTCATATACTTCCGGTAAATATGCTCGTACATTTTTAAGATGTCTAAATCGATATTACGCACATAACCATTCTGGACTGTATGCCAATTACCAACGTTATCATCTAAGAATTTTCTGTGTTCTATTTCCATAAGTTCCACATTAGTTTAGATAGTAAAGGTGCTGCCACTCCCGGTATAAATACAAACGCAATAACATCGGTACATATTGCAGGTAGTAAATATAAAGCCAATCCACTCCAAGCTGCTAAACAACTCGTGCAGCTAAACGGCTTAAAATCTAGTTTCCACTTCCTATGAAATTGATGTATCTCTACAAAGAAAATTGCAAAGCATATCGCTGCTATAATTATCATTTGCGTAATTGTTTTTTAAGTTCTCGTTTAGTTAGTTTAAGTTCCCTATGTATTGACATATAAGGTATGCCGGTTACCCTGCTAAGTTCTTTTGCGTTGCAGTTATGCTTGATAGCATATACTCGTAATAGTTCTGCTTTGTACCAATGCATCTTAGATAACTCGTCTTCTACTTTGTTAAGCAAGTCCTCGTCTCTATCGTGTGCTATTAACTCAACCTCTAATGGCTTTCTATAAGTCCTATAAAATTGGCTCGTATTACTCTGCATCATGTTAATCATAGTGCGAACCAAGTAGAATTTTAACACGTTCCTTTTCCGCATATCAATTATGCGTTCCTCATCCATTTCGCATAGCACCTTAAATAGTTCACTTCTTAAATCTTCTCGCAGGTCTTCCGGCTGCATCTTATCTATTGCTTCCTTTAATTCTCGGCTTTCCCAAAGTTCTAATATGATGCTATTCTTGTTCATATTCTTTTAAGGTTAGTTTGCCGTTCTCTTCGGTTGCTATGTAGCAGAAACAATTTGAATTTTTTGCTAAGTTTAAAAATGCTATTTGATAGCTGCTTAATTTATCGCCTATTGCTTTGGTCTCGCAGTATACCGCTACTCCTGTTTGTGTGTGGAAGCCTACTACATCTGGAACTCCTTTAAGTCCTATAAATGTTCTACCTCTAACCGCTAAATTGTTATTGCGCCACACAAAGCACCCGTTTTTGTTCAGGGTCTTTATTGCTTCTTTGGTTAATTCGTTTGCGGTCATAATACAAAACTATACTAAGAAAATGAAACTTTGCCTAATTTTATTTGTTCCTCAAAAAATAAAGCTACGGCTACGGCTCTGGCTTGGTTCTTTAACCATTGTTCAGTCCATTCATCTCGGTACTGCTTTGCGCTGATTATATCCATTTTATTAGCTTTGTAGGTAATGATTTCCATTAGTTTCTTTTTAGCAAGTGCGCCGTCTTCTTTTGACCAAGTCTTAATGCCAGAATTATGCAGCTTTGTAAATACGGATAATGGGTTAAACAATCTGTCAAAAGTTCTATTTTCTAGAACCTTATACTCCTGGTAACTGTAATCAATTATCTCTAAATCAGTTAAATGTGGTATTGCTTGTTCTCGTTCCTGTGGTATCATTTTTCTTACTTCGTTTGCTTTTTTCTTGTATCTATCCATAACCTGACTAAAATAAGCCGGGCTAAAATTTTGGTAATGGTCTATGAAGTCATTAGCTACCATTTGCTTAAACGCTACTTTAACCTCGTTTATTGTAAAGCCACCGTATTCAGTCCTTATCCAATCCTCTAAAATTGCTAACTTAACTTCGCCAGGATTGTTTATACCTACAAGCTGCATCAAATAAATAAGGTTTTGGTTAAATATGATAGAGTTTAGATTCCGGACTCTCTCCCCCGAAAATGCGGTCATAATCTCCTGCTCCGTAGGAAGTAGAGTAGATAAAGTTGTAGTTTTTAAGGTTTTCGAGTTCGTGCTTATCAAGTTTTCGTTGATTATTTGAAGTTCCTTTTGCATATTGTTTAGCGTTTGTTATCCAATTATTTACTGCGTGTGTCCAACTTTTCATAGGGTTCTTACCTACTCTCCACCCGTTGCTTGTGTAGTAATTTACAAATTTTTCGGCTTCTACCTTAGCTTGTTCTGTTCCTATGCGGATTGCCATATATTCGTAAACCTGTTCAAAACTACATTTTGAATTTGTATTTTCTGCAAGTTTTTTCTTTACCATTACCTTATCCTTATCCATATCCATTTCCTTATCCATATCCATAGCACCATATAAGGGGCTTACAAGGGGCTTAAATTCGTCATCTAACAAATTGTATTTTTGTAAAATTTTGATGATTCCTCCGTGTGCTTTGTTGTCTGGGTTAAGTCCGCTTGGATATTGAAAATCTATAAAGGAAGGTATATACCATTTATTTCCTTTATCAATCCTTACCAGCTTGTCTCCAAAAAATTTAACCGCATCTTGCTCGTTAATATCCTCGCCTATTCTTATTCTGGCTACATCAATATCTACCTGCCAGATTCCTGCGTGGTCGCAGTCATCACAGATGTAAAGCCATAAAAGTTTGTAAGGTGCTGATAGTTTACGGATAAAAGGTTTTTTCCATTTCTCCGTGTCTGTAAATCGTTTAGCCATTATTTTCTATTATGTTGTACGTTAAAAATAGGATTAAAATGCTTAATCATATCAATTTCTACTTCCCTATAATTTTCTATTTCGCAAGACATAGTATAAACTATTAACTCGTGAGAATACAAATCAAAGGTTTTCCTGTAAATATGATTTGTTTGGTTAATCCTTTTACTCATATTTTTACTCGAACCAATATACAACAAAGTATCTTTTTTGGTTTCGTAACTATAAGTAAATACCGCATAAACACCTGGCTTTGGTGGGTGTCCGAACTCTCCTGTTTCGAACTTGTAATCTTTGTATTTTAATTGTGCCATAAAAAAAGAAAAGACCCGAGAAGGAGCGAACTTCAAGGGTCTTTATTATTTAACCACTAAACACATTATGGGTTCGCTCTTCCTTAATGTGTCTTTTATATCTGCAAATATACACTAAATCTCTTTAAGTTCTAATTTTATACAAAGTTTTTTTAGCTTTGTTTTAAACCAATCCTCAGTTTCAATTAGGTTATTTGCTTGTTTTATGTTATGGATAGCAGTCGTGTGGTCGCTAGTGCCTGTGTACTGGCTTATCTCTTTGAGGCTCAACTTAGTGTACCTTCTAAGTAAATAAGCAGCAGCCTTCCGCCCGAACGTTGTTTTTAAGCTCCTATCCTTTACCAGAACATCGCACTCAAACTCTTCGTCTACCAATTTGACAATCGTTCTTGCACCAATGTCTAAACCCAAAGGCTCGTTATCTTCTATGCCTAACAACCCTAACTGCTGCATCATTTCGTGAAGCTGCAAGTGTGTGTTGCGTTGCGCATAATAAAGCTCCTTTAACTGTCTTATTGATATATCTCTTTTTCTAGTTAGCATAATTAAAACGGCAATCCTTCCGTATCATCTTTTGGTTTTGAATAGGTTTTGTTTTCAGGGTTAAAATCATTAATGTAAATTTTGTAGTCCGGCTGCTTATCTTCTGTCTTGTAAGCGTTTTTCCACATTGAATATTTTACATCGTTGATTGTAAAATTAATTACTTCTCCTTTGGCGGTGCTATTTTTCCAACCGCCTGTACTCCATTTTTTCTCTTGCATTTTTTACTTTTTAATTAGTGAATATTTACTTACAAATTTAGGTTGTTTCTTGTTACCTACGTTAATTAAATTGGACTGTATCTTATATCCTTTTCGTTTAAGTTCAAAGATAACTGCCGATAATCTCAGGCTATTAAATTTCGTTAGAGCCTGAATTGGTGTCAAGGTCTTGCCCGAAAGCAAGTGATTCAAGATTTGTTGTTGTTGTGTCATTGTTATTGATTGGGTTAAAAAATACAGGTTTCTCTAAAATTGTTTGATACTTTTCTATGAATAATAAAAGGTCTTTATATGCCTCTTCGTTATACCAAGCATAGTGGTAAACTTCTGCCAGAAGCATCTGCCTTTCAAATGGTAATAGTTCCCTCATTAGCTTTTCTTTATTGTTTCTTTAATCTTGTTAAATTCGTCTAAGGTCTTGATGGCTTTGATTTTCTCAATAGCTTTATACTTCTGCTCCTGAGTAAACTTTGTTTTATCAAGTGCTTCAATTAAGAACGCTTTTTGACCTTCGCTGACCTCGTCTTTATGCTCATTGGTAGCATCTGCGTCTTTGGTGTCGTCGATTGCAAACAGTCCGTTAAGCGCATATTTTCTGGCATAGCTACTAGCTGCACCTGTAATCTGTGAAGCATCCATTCCCTTCTTGTTTTCTTCTTCTCGTGCTAGTCCAGTACAGGTTATATTATCTTCTCCGTTACTTAGACAAGCCGTAGCTTTTACATAAACCCTGCCACCTACTTCTATTACTTCGTCACTAAGCATTAAAGCGTAGCCGTATTTATGGCAGATTGGTTTTGCAGCTTCGATTATATCTTCTGCACTTCGGTACTTGTATTTAGCAAAAGCATTGAATTGGTTCTTAGGTGCTTTTAATTCCTGTTGAATTTTAATTAGGCTCATTGTTATTGGTTTTATATAAATTAATTAATTTGTTGTTTAGCTTTTTCAATAAAAAATCTAATAGTAGCAAGTTCTGCATCTTCATAGGTAGCATTGTCTTG